CCATTTCAACAAACATCATACCGGGACTAGACTCGTTAAAGTCATTGTAAGTATCAGGAAAGTATTGCTTTGTGAAATCGATAAGTTGATTTCTAAATCCTGAAAAGTCTTTACTTAGGTATCTTACTTCTTTTTTGCCTGTTGACATTTGACTTTCCTTAAATTAAGATTTCTACCTCGGCAGGTGCCGCGTTTGCATATACAGTGTATGTAATTGATATTGCAACCTCATGCTCATTAGTTGGCGCCTGAGTAGCTGTTACATCCGTGACACGAACGTGAGGGAGCCAGTAAGCTACCTGCTCTTCAATAGTAGCCTCAAGAGTTTCAAGTATGTCTTCTGATACATTGTCAAACAGTAATTCGTATACACCGACACCAAAATTCAAGTGATATGGTCTTTCGCCCGGTGAAGTAAGTACTAGGTTTCGAATGTTGGCTGACGTCTGTGCTTCAGTTGTATAGTTCAAATTGAAAACGCCGCCTGTTTTTCTATCAGATGAGATAGCCTGGTCTTTTTGCAATTCGGGAACTTCCCTGTTTGAACCGCTTGTGATAACACCATAGTCGCCAGACGTAGGACTTCCAAATGGCAAGTCAATACCTACAGCAACAGCCGAATCAAAGTCGATAGGATTGACTCTGACCTGAGGTCTAGTTCTATTTCTTGGAGAAAGACCTTTTTCCTGTATTGTAGATAATGCTATGCTCATTTAGTTATTTCTTGCCACTCATTTTCGGATGCTTCATAAGAGCACTGTAGTCTCTTGTAAGCGCGTTCATCACTTCAGGTGTTACTCTATTAGGATCTAGTGGTGCACCGTTGACATCTCGGGTCGGGATCGGTGACTGCTGTTGTTGCATTGCTCTGAACTGACTTCTCATTGAGTCTGCGGATGTAAATTGACCTACAGTTTCCCATTCCTGGTCGGCCTTAGTCATTTCAAGAGCTTCAGTCAATGATTTGGGTTTGCCGTGATTAGGTTTGGGCTTGGGTTTAACCATTGCAGGTTGAGCATTTTCGTTAAGTGCAGCTCTGAGTTCTTGCTTAACAGCTTTGCGAACTTCATGTCTTACGACCTTCGCAATTGTTTCAACTAGTTCTCTTTTAGTCATTACATTCTCCTGTTTGTATAAATATCAACTTATTGTAAACCAGTGACCGCTATGCACGGGATTGGTGATGGTGCAGCAGGCACAAGTCCATTGTGTGTAACTGTGATAGAATTGAATTGTGATTGAAATGCTTCTGTTATATCCGCAGCGGTGTCAGCAGGTGTCTTGCCTTCCTTCATTTCGAATGCGCTATACCATTTAGCCGGATTCGGAACGCCTGGAAAAGTTAGCAAAATGCCAGTGCTGATTGTCATGCCAGCAGGTATGCTGTTAACTGGATTAGGTATACCAAAGGCCATGGCAATGGTCGCATTGGCCGCTGTAACACTAGCAGCGACTGGAGTCCAAGTCGCCGGGTTGTTGACGGTTGTGTTTCTGATAAGAGCGAACGCAGATTTGAGTGCCGATGCAATAGGTGCAGTGCTGATGTTGAGTAGAGCGTTACCTACAGGGTCAGTTGCAGTTGACATTGCAAGACCATATTCACTGGCTATAGTATCTGCAGTTTCATTTTCGTCTCTGTTAGAGTCTACAGTTTCAAAGTATGTTCGGAGATTGGTCTCCATCAGTGTAAAGTTAGCCGGCATGAGTTACCTTATGAGTTTATTGTATACTAATTCGAATCCTAAGCCGTAGCTCAAACTATAAACTAGGGTCTTGGTCAAGAATGGCTTCCAGCCGCGTGTCTGTGGTGAAAGGCAGATTGATGTTGTAATGAAAAGGTTCCTTGTCATTATAGTAGAATGATAACCATCGGTGAAGCCTGCAAAAATTGTAGATGAGCCTGGAAACCTTTCACCCTGGGCAGGGTCGCCGTTTAAGTACTTATTGCGCCAACTCAACTCCGGGTCCCAGAATTGTGGGTTAGCATTTGGGAAAGTAGATTCGAATTCATGATAGTGGAACAGTAAGTCCTGATTCAGACCGTTAGCTGCACCTGCTAAGAACATGGTTGCTATCGGTGCTATCTCTTTGCGCCACTGGATTTCGTCCGGACCATATTCAAAATAATTGGCTTCTTGTTCAGCAGATACGAGATTCATCACTCCGCCAGCTAACCAGAAGGCACCAATGACTTCAGTTGGACCGTCGGTGTGATTGATGAGTGTCAGACCGGCGATGGTTGCACCTTTGCCAACTTGTAGCTTGTGGTTGTACGAAAGACCTGTGTCGAAGTACTGTGAGTAGAAATTAGAACATGATAGAAAAAGTAGTAGTAAGAGAGGTCTCATTCTTTTAACCCTTGTAATGTCTGGACCGCCTGTTGCAGTTCAGAAATCACATTGGGTTGTACAGCAGGTCCAGTTGGACCAGTTCCAGTTACAAGTTGTGACGTGCCTGCTAGAAGGTCGGATAAATTGTTAGTTACTGTTTCTACAACATTGACAAGCTCAGTCAAGTCGGCTCGCCATTCTTTAGAATTCAGTGTTACTTTTTCCGATTTCAACAGTATCTGATGACCCGCATGGGAGTCACCTTGTAACTTAACACCGTTAGATAAAACAATATGTGACCCGAGTTGAATGTCTTCAACCGGGCCCTCTTGAGATGGATCAGCACCCGTAGATAATATAAGGACAGGATCGCCATCTTGCCCTTGAGACCAGTAGTGGCCTATTTTACCGGATGGTGCTGCATGTGTAAAACGTATGGACTGGCCATAGCGACCTAGTATTAACTTGTCGCCTTCAAGTACCTGATGTGGGTAATGAATAAGTTCTTGCGTATATTCACCTAAAGTCGGCACAATCTTAGTAGAGCCCTCTTCTCCTGTGGAATCACCAATGTTATTGTTGTGAGTTTCACCGTAAATAGCTATCGACTTCGTGTAGTATTTACGAGTCGCTCGAGGCGACAACATAGTTTGTTTAGAAGCAGCAGTCACTACGTGAACAAGCTCACCGACGAGCGGTATGTCGAGGTCTGTAGTGTTCAAAGGCGGATACCAACTACATTCTGAGTCTTCTTTCCTATCCTCGGACGGCATTAGACGCAGTTTACAACAACCGATAACCTGTTCAGTGTCGATGTTGTAGTCAGGATGACTCGTATCTAAAATAACATCTACAACAACCCCACCTACCGAGTCCATATCTGGATTCGTGGTAGATAGACTTGTCCGATTCGTACTTTTAGATATCGCCATCTTGGTCCTCGATCTCTTTAGCAACCTGGAGTAGTTGCTGTTTTTCCTCTTCGGTTAGAAGATCGTTCACCTCGGTTACGGTCTGGTTTCTAGCGATAGCGCGCTGGACAATGCCAGCCATTTTTACAAGCTGGTCATCGTTCTTTACGCTAATTTCCATGTACTGAGCTATCAGAGGTACAAGTATAGTAGCATCGCCGATGTTCTTAATCATGGGTTGTAGCTCAGCGATGAGCTTGTTTATCTGGCGCTCTTTGCGCTTGGACCCGTTGTAGATATCTGACAAGATGTCAGAAAACGATTTGCCGTCAAATACGTGGTCTTCAGAAATGTTCATAAGCGTTCTCCTCAATAATAAATATGAGGCTTATGCGAAACGTCCTTCTTCGAACAGGGCGTACAGTCTTACATATTCACGCTTGATGTTGTTGACGACTCGTGTTATGAACTGTGTTTCACAATTGGTCATCTCTCGAACTAGAAGATATATGGCTTTCTTGTTGAATTTCTCAATGTTGCGTCGGTCGGCAAAAAGATGTAATACAGCATAGGCAATCTTCTGGTCTCGTGGATTCTTGTGAAATGTTTCAACTTTCGAATCATAATAATCAATAAAGGCGTCCATGAATGTAGACAAGCCTTCCTTGTATTCGCTGTAGCCCATTTCATTTACTACGTTTCGGTTCTTGTCGATGGCTGGAAGAGTAGTACGGCTAGTTAGCTTTTTATATTGCTTATTGTTGTTTTGAATCAGATAGTTCTTTGCAACAATACTGAGATACGAGAAGGCATTACCTTTATCTGCTGTGTAATTAGGTAGCTTTTCTAGTAGAAACGTGACAACCTCGTACTTGACATCCTGTGGAGACCCGTCCATATAGTAGAACTTAAATCTATTGATGATGTTCTCGGATAACTTCCACAGCGGACGATGAATCTGGTCATCATATATCTTGTTCCTGAGAGATTGGTCGTCCTCTTCATTGAAAGCTATGATGGCTGCCTGTGTTATAGAAGTAAAGTAGTAGCGTGTAGTCTTGCGGACTTTACTGTGGAAATCTTCGGTAAGTTGAGGTAGTTCCTGGTAGAATTTTTCTACCGGGCTCAGGCCATCAACCTTCATCTGAACTCTCCAGATTTGATATTGCAGACTTAATGCTATTAAAGGCTTCGCCTACTTCGTCATCTGATGAAAAACTACCTCTGACGTCTGCCTGCTCAATTACCTGTTTGGCATAATTTACGTCAGACAGAATCGCCGTTAAGCGGTCAGTTTGAAATTGGACAAAGTCTTCTAGCTCTTCGACCTTCAGTAGCAAATTTCTAATAACAAAGATGCTAATTACTAAGAGGACTGTGCTGAGAGTTATGGTTGCAGTAAGCATATTAGTCTCCGAATATATCGTTAAACAAGTCCTTGGCACTATCATTTGCATTTGAAACCTGCTTGGTTCTCTTGACCTTGCGTGTTTCCGTTGTCTTTACAGCAGGTCCAGTTTTCCAAGTTTCATATTCAATTCGACTCGCCATTAAGTCGGCTTGATGGATAATCAACGGCAGGGCTGTCGATAGATTTCTATCCTTAGAATAAGGCTTGAGATATTGGCCATTGCCTTCTTCATATAAGCCATCGTGAATTTTAATTCCAATGAATTCCTGTTCAGACATCGTAATTCCGTGCTGGTTTAGAATCCACAATGAACGGTCAGGTACACCCATATAGGTTGAGATGTCAGTGTTGTACTTGTAAATTTTGCCCTGGTTCTTGCGATGCCATTCAGATTCATTGGCAACATATAGCTCGTGATTCAGATCACCCATTTTGCCGAGATCGTGATTGAGTGCAACGAAGACAAGCTCTTCAATTGTGAATGAGCCAGGCGCTAGACCCATGTTGAGCCAAGTGTTATACAAGTTGCGTGCACACTTGACTACCCGATTGACGTGGTCAACATATCCGCCTGGAAAACAATTGTGATAGTGCTCAAAGCCGGACGCAGGTGCATACATCATCGTGTCCTGTAGAGATGTGTACAGGTCGATGAGTTTAGACTTGCGCTCGCCAGTAATGGTCTCTTCGATTTCAGCAATCAATAGATCCCAATTTTCGATAAGTTTATTTTCAGTAAGTGTCATGTTATACAATTTCGTCGATTAAACCAAGGTCGAGAGCTTCTTCAGCAGACAGATACATATCAGTGCGAGTGTTGTCTGACCACCACTTAGCATCCTTCTTGGTCTTGTCACCGAGCAAGTCGTTACACATTTTTTCTATATTTTCAATGTGTGCAGAAGCGGCGCGCATGTCGCTGGTCTTACCCGAGTTCATAGTAAATCCTTCATGGACCATGATGCTGCAGCGTTTTGAAGCTGAACGTGTTCCTGTTGTAGAAGCCAGAATCATAGCTGCTGCGGACATTGCTCGACCACGGGCAATAATGTTAACCTTGATTGGAAGGCTTTCAATGAAATCAATAATAGAAAACATCGAGTATGCATCACCACCTCCAGAGTCGAGCAGGACAGTAAGGGGCTTGTCAGCATCTTCTTCAGGCCTATTCAGAAGAACAGTACGACTGCGTACAATAAATTCGTGGCCTGACTGGTCGTCGATGTCGCCTGACAAATAGACTACACTGTCTTCAATGTTACATCCGTAGTCACATTCTTTCCATATATTTGATTGACCACTTTCTGGAGCGGTGGTAGTGTCAGGACGGGCTGAATTAGCCTCGTCGTATAGGTTCTTAAGCATGTAGTTTTGTTTTTTACAATATAACAAATTAGGTTGAACTTAGAAAGTCTTCAACAAACTTTTTACTAAATCGGCCTCTGGCTAGTTTGGCTTGGCGATTGATTTCAGCCTGTATCTTTTTGCGTTCACGCTTTGACGTAGACTTGGCAATCTTCTTTTTGAGTTGATGGACCTGAGCAGCAGCCTGTAATTTGATTCTCTCTTTCTGTTTCTTGTTTAAGCGAGGAACCGGGTCAATAACAGTAGGTTCAAGTTTGCCTTTGAGTTCTGGCTGTTCAACACCTTTATGATAAACAGTGCCGTCAGTGTGAACGTATTCATTCATCCATTGCCAGCCTCTTGGCTTATCAGACTTCTGTTTGGATTTAGGCGGCTCATACGGTGTCATTTCTTGGACACACGTTGAACAGACTACTGATACTGATTCTTCACCTACTGGACTAAATTGCCCACAGGATTTACAGGCCATGTATTTGTACATCTTCTCTGGATTTTGATTCCACTTTCTACCATGTCGGTATTCAATGGCATATTCTATTACTTCTTTGTCGCGCTTCGCCATTGTGCATAGTCACTTAATTTCTTAATGGGTGTTCTAAAACTCTTGACCCAGTTTTTAGATATATCTTCAGACCAGGAAGTAAGTGCTGCATCGCGCTCTTCCTGGCGTTTGATAAAGTTAGCAAAGCCTCGGTCCTTGTCATATGTTAACCCGCCTTGAATTACATCAACAGTGTCGGTCAGATGTTCTAATGGTTCGGCTTCTTCGAATTCTTCGTCGCGTTCAAATGCAATGTTAGCGGCTATGACTAACGAAATTGCAAGTGGGTCAAATACAAAAATAATAAGAAGCGTGAACCAGTTGATGACAGAGTCCATCTCAGTATCTAAAAGTTGTGATATGTACTTAAGAGGACCTAGTTCTCTTGCTGATTCATCACTGAGTGATTGTTCTAAGACAAGAACGTCGTATGTTGAAATCGAGTCTCTGACACTAGCCAAATCCTGTTTCGACTCTTCTAGTTCGCCCTTTAGAAGTTTACGTTGAGCAGAACTAGTTGTTTTTACAAGTTGACCAGTTTCACGGTCGACGTATTCAATATAGCCTGGATTTGAAAGAGACTGCGTCAGATCTTTGACTTGAAGTACTAGATCGTCGCGTTGTTCTATAAATCGAGCCTGCTTAGCTTCTAGAATAGCAACACGTTCAGAATTGATATCTGACAGGGTTGCAGTTTCTTGATAGGCACCGGATAGAAAGCCATAGATGCCAGCAGACGTAATTACCATAAGAACAACGAGTGCAGTTGTCAAATATGTTTTAAGCCACAGGGCTAATTTAGACCAATACTGATAAAGCAAGCTAGCTAGAACTAGCTTAGATACCTCAAGACACGAAGCCATCACAATAACTTCAGTTGAAGCACCCGCAAAAAGCTTACTGAGGCCGAATACAGAGTAAAAGGCCGCAGAAGCGGAAATTGATAAAGCACTAAGTGCAATCAGTATGGGTAAAACGTACGCCTTCATATGCCAGCTTTGTTGAGGTCAAATGTATACGTATATACAGGGCGGCTGCGATACAACATTGCCTCATGACTATAAGTATAGTAGCCATTTGAAAACATAACTTCACAGATTCTCTCTAGAGCTTCTTCACTAGTTGAAGTGAAACGAATCTTGTCTGTAGCTACATAGACAACTACAGCGTCACCCTTGAGAATGTTGAGAGTGAATACAGACTTAGATAAACTAGACCTATATTGTGAAAGTGATTTGATGAAGCCATCGAAGGCATCATTGGGTTCGAGACTGTCAATGATTTTGCCTTCGAATTCTAAGACTTCAATGAGATAGTCAGCACTATCATCATCATACAATTCTAAATACTCTAGCAGTTCATCTTCTGTATACAGAAAGAAGTCTCGCTTGTAGATATCATTGATGTATAGTGCCATTGTATCCCCGATAGGGTCCTCCACCACCGAGACGTTACGGCATAGTCTCTGTTCGCCGGTCTAGTATAAATATCAACTAGACTTCGATGTGCCAGTCGCCTTCTTAGGCTTGTAGTAGCGCTTCTTCTTGTAAGAAGTGGCTTTCTTCTGAGCTTGTTTATCGAAGTGCTCAGTAATGGCTTTCTGTTTGATGGTGCAGTCTAATACTTGAGACTTCAAGTTAGCAACAGCCGTCCAAGTCCACCAGGCCAAAGCACCAACAGAAACTGCCGTGACACATATGCTAATAATTAAATCAGTCATCCATGTTCTCCTCGCTTTAATAGGTTTTGCTAGAAATAGGGATTGGAGTGCCTGTTCCAGGCTCCAGCATTCCCATGCGCTGCGCGACATTGTACTGGTGCTTACCGTCTTCAAGTGACTTGATGATACGATTAGCTTCAGACCATGTAATGTCAAACGACTTACCACCGATTTCAAGAGTACCGATCACCGGCACGTCCTTCTTCGTGTGATAGTGGCGACGCGCGCCTTCTAGGTTAAAATTGATTGACGCCCACATTTCGCCGTATTTCTCGGCGGGGTTGTTAGGACGAGCACCATGGTCAGTGCTATAACCTCTTTTGAATTTTGCCATAACTAGGTTTTTAGATGGTTCAATATAACTATTTTTTCCAACGGACCAAAGACTCTTCAATAATTTCTTTGAAGATTTCAGAATAAATCGAAAGTCGGTTGAGTCTCTGGGCGCGTTCTTGCTTTAGATTGTTGTAGCCTTTCAACGTTAAAGACGACTTTCTGTTATAGGGAAAGCAGTCTGTGGCTAGATAGTAAAGATGTTCGTCGACAATCTTAGGATGGATTGAAAGATCTGTATGCTGTATATACGAGTCAATGAAACTTTCAACGCAACTTATACCGGCATTGACTGAAAGGTCTAACATCATTCCAACTATCTCGTGTGATAGAATATCTACAGCAGCAAAGTCGAAATCGATGAGTGTGTAATTATGACCATCATAAATGATGTTGTGAAGTCTAAAGTCTCGGTGAAGAGGGAGACGAGGTGTGTCGGTGTTGAAATCAACGGTGATGCGTGAAAGAATTTCATTGCGCTGATCTAAATCGATAGGGCTGACGTCATCAAATTGAGTGATATCATCTGGTGCACCAAGTTCCTTGCGTCTCAGATATTTGAAATGGCCGTTCTGGTATCGATCATGACACCACGAGTGAAACATCGCCATTGACTTGCCAAACAGTGTGGAGTTAGAAGTCGTGACAGCATATGGCATCTCATCAATTAGTTCATATTCGGCTTGCGAATTACCGTAATGAAGCGGGACGTTAATCTTGAAATGCAAAGGAAGCGGTGCTGCAGTACAGGCTTCGCGCTGGAAGCAGTAGCCATTAAATGTCACACCATCTTTGAAGAAAGATCCGTTCTCGATCCAAGTCTTACTTACATTGCCTCTGTTGAAAGTACGCATAAAGTTCTCGGTGCCAGTGTTTAAAGAAGAGGTGGGAGCAAAAGTTTTCGCCTGTAATATCCGACCAAGTCGTAATATCTCCTGCGTCAATGTTTTCATGTTCAGATGCCTTCATAAATTCATCTACAGACCAATAGAGTTGGCCCATGTTAGTTACAAATTCGTTATAGGTCAGGTTGACCGTAGGCGGCTCAAGCCAGCCATCAGGTAGTGTTTGATTCCAAAGTGGTTCGCCATTTTCATCGACATAAGTATGTAAACTTCCGGTTTTGTACAAAAACTTACCAAGCTCAAGTTCAGGATAGTACTCGTTAAGCCAGCCGACCATGAGCTCCTGGAGCATCGTAAAGAAGTAGACGTCGTTGATGAAGCCCATGCTGACTGCTGTACCACGAGTTTCAACGGTAAGATGCAGTTGGCCATCTCTGACAATGAAATGAGCATACAGCAGACATGGAGTGTGGACTACAGGTCGGCGATTACTCAAATCAAGAACCGCTTTACGCGTGTACAGATCTTCTTTGAAACAATTGATGATGCGCTTCAGAGACCATCTAGAACAAGCCTGTCGGAGTTCGTTGCCGAAGAACATGATATTCGAGCTAGAGCCCATTGTCTTCTCAAGCATCTGCTTACTGTGAGCAACGCGCGGCGGGTTCTCGTTTAGAATGTCATAGGCCTCCTGTAGGATAAAGCCTTCATTGAAATGCGGGATTGGAATCTTGCGGCGTCTCGGGTCCTCAATGATACAGCTTACGTTTAGAACTTCTAGAGTGGGTTCACCGCGGGTTGTCAGAGGATGTCCTTTCTCATCTAAGAGCGTACACATCTTAGTATATGCGTCTGCTGCTGAGGTGGCTTGGATAAAATGACTATCAAACATCAGTATCTCGTTTTAGTGGCAATGTCATGCAGGCAAGCGAGCCAGCCATGACCCCGATTTCATGTGTCGTGGTTTCGTGAACCGTGATGCCGTGTGATTCATACAGGGCTTTGGTCTCAGGATTACCAGCAGGCATGATAATTTCTTTAGGACCTACTGTTACAATGTTGCAACTATACCCTGTAATTGTCTCAGAATTTTCAGGCAGATGGATGACGTTTGTAAAGTCAGAATGGACTTCAGTGCTGTTCAGGTCAGATCTGCTGATAAGTGTGTCTGAATCAATAATGTGCTTGGCTCCGAGGATATGTTGCGGTATTCCTTCAGGAGCAGCAGGTACCATGATTACATTCCAGCCTTTGCGGCTAAAGTATTGCTTGATACGATCATGCGCCTCGATATTAGTTCTGTTGCCGACAGACAGTACAATAGTGTCATCTGACAACACAAATAGGTCTGCACCTTCGAAAGTAGAATTTCCGTTGAGCTCAAGGATGTTATTGAACTTAGTAGCCAGTCCAGATTCCATGATGAAGCGCTTGAAATTAGCAACTTCAGGTTTACGGATATTGTAGGCCGGTTGGCCAATAACTAGAGTGTCGCCGATTACAGCGGCGATGTCTCGCATAAAGATATTGTTTGGACAGGCTGTTTCTGTTCGCCCTTCGTCAATGTATACCTCGATTCCTAGGCTTTTGAGCAGGATAACGTACTCGTTAAATTCTTGTGTGACCTTGTAATAATCAGGTACATATGCTGCTGTCGCATACATTGCCTTTTCAGGAGGCAACATTGTTAGCTCTTCCATACAAGGCTTGTGCAATGCAACGGCTCTGAGCCTTCCATATTCGTTGTTTATCATATCAAATCCAAGTTTCAGGGTCAGTAGAATAGCCCAGCTTGCGCATCATCGTGGTGGTCATATAGTGTGTACCAGTGTTGGTGCGACCTCTGAAGTTTGCACCAGTGATGAAATCAAGCAGTTCATCTTTGCGCTTGTGCCAGCGATAGGGTTTAGGTTTGCTTGTGACCATAACGTCAGGCAAGTCATCGATGAACCAGGGGTCAATACCAATATAAGAACAAATCTGATTCAATACACCTTGTTTGTCAGATAAAAAGTTTTCAAACTTGACAGTCAAGCCTGGGGTATAGTTATTCAATATCCAATCATGTGCACTGTACCATTGGCGCGTACATACATCGATCAAGCGCGTATCAGTGAACTGTTGCCAGCCTGGAAACAGGTCGAAATTCCACCACTTGCGACCAAACTTCTTCACATCAGAGTAGCCGGAAATCGTGAGTTCTTCGTCGATGACATCCACGTTGTATGAGAAAAACCCAGTGTCGCTCAGCCAGCCATCCATCAGGCCATTGACACTTTGTGCCCAGCCACGAGTCAAGTGAATGTATTTGATTTCGGCATTCGGGAACATATCTTCAAAAATACCAGGACGACAATAGTTTTGCGGAGTCTTAAACAGAAGTACTTTTGACTTCAAGTCGTCAGTTGTCATAGGGCGCTTATTGCCAGGTACCACAAACGGAGGCTCTTCAATTTTGAATTCCTCGATGAAGTCATAGTTGCGCTTCATCACATCATAGTATCCAGACTTGACACCGAGCAACGCCTTCAGAAACAGTTCAGTACCCTCTTCATACGAGTCACTTGTACCGTAGCAGTTTTCAACGAGCTCGTCAATATGATTGAATCTGATTTCTGGGAACTGCATAATCAATCGGCGATTCCAATCCCTGGCAATTTTCGCAAGATTCATACTACGGACTGGAACACCGAGGTCGTTGTACATCATGTCAAGAATAGTCTTCTTGCCTTTGAGCTTCAGGATGCCGTCAGATTCGGATCCAAAAGGAAAGACGTTACGCGTCATGATGTAGTATGGTTCCTCTTCTCCAGGCAAGGATACAATCTGGTCATTGCGACTCAGTACCTCTTTAAGAAGACTTGAACCACCCCTTGACGACGTCAGGATGACGCATACTCGTTTGACATTCTTGTTCCAGTCTTCAGGTGCTGGCTTCAGATTACTTTTTACATCTTTCAAACATTGATCGATGTGAAAAGAGTAGCGGTCTTTGTAGTCGTTAGCCGCTTTGATTTTTTCAGTCATGTCCCAAATCATTGTTCTAGTTCCTTTGCAATGAATTCTTCAATTTCAATTAGTTGTGAATGTGATACCCACATGTCAATGTTCAAGTCAAGTGTTCGAATACCTGAGAAGGCTTTCTTGTAGCCAAAGTACCTGGACTTCGCAAGGTCTTCACCAGTTTCCTTGTAGCTGAAGCCATCGTCAGGCCTGCTCTTCAGAAGCTTAGTGTAGTCTTCATATGTAGGAGTCGTCAGCTGAATACCGCAACACTTGATATGAGACCTGATGACTCTAGTAATTTCACTCTTATAGAATTCATCAGTGCTGTATACACTATCAGTCAAGCCTCTATCCCAGAGAATAATCTGCTTGTAGTCGTTACATTGGTCAAGACGTTCAATGACCTGATGCATTCTGAAGTTGTATTCCTGCCATTCCTTTCCCATGCCGATGTTGGTTGCACCTGCACCTTTGAAAGAAATCCATCCAGCATTACGCTGTTTCAGCGTGTTTACTAGAGTACTCTTACCTAGTCCACTTAGTCCATCTACAAATACTATCATAGTACTAGTCTCTTAGTACTCCGTGCGGGACGCGTGCAAACGGAGTCGTTTTAGTTAAATCTAAGGCGGCGAATCGCGTCATGCCATATATTCTATTGTCAAAATCATTTAGCTGATCCTGAGGCTGTCGTAACGTCATTGTCGGTCAGATGGTACTTCTGTCGCACCTTTTCTTGTACTTTGACAAGATCCGCACACTTCTCATATTCTTCCTCATCGGCGAAATACTTGATGATGGCACCGATCATGGCGACCTGTAATTTCGGTGGAAAACCGAGTTGCTTTAAGAATTGCCAACGAGGTCCGGTTAGAAAGTCGTGTGCGGCCCACATGGCTTCTCTGAGTCGTTCCTCTTCATTAAGGAAACTATCACCGAACTCGTCAAGGGGTTCTAAATTAAATTCAAACATCAGAGTACGGATCCAGAGTCAAGACTAACAACTTTACCAAGGTTCATTCGCTCAGCGTGCTTTTTAGCTTCTGCTACGAGCTCTTGAGAGCCAAAGAGATTGTTGACTGAGCGGGCTTTAACCAATTCCCACATTCCTTTTGAATTCTTTTTGCGATAGAGGACTTCTCCACCGCGGAGTTCCATTTGATAATCGCCGAATTGAACTTGATAATGCTTTTGCATGTGATTGATATTTGTTATTGTTACAAGGCTAATATACTACAAAAGATTGATACCCCAAAGTTTTATTTATGGAATTCTATAGAATAATTCAAGAAAATTTCTTCACCAGCCTTGATGTCTCTGGTGGTATAGAATCTATAGTACTCTTCACCGGGTGCCCAGGTAGCATTAGGCTCTTCACTTGAATTAAAGAGTGAGCCGTAACCAAATACGACACATGTGTTTTTACCTGTCACATCGTAGAAAGCATAGTTGTGAATACCTGTTAGCTTGCTGTATTCTTTAGATGTAAACTTGCCGACTTCTCTGAATGCGCAATCTTCAAGGATGGTTCCTTCTGGAATGTCCTGAGTTGCGAAAACGCCCCAGCCGTGGACCGGGCTTTTCTGAACAGTGATGTTGGGATTTTTATACAGTCTTTCCATTTGTATTCCATTTAGAATCGAACCAGAATCGTCTCTTAGTTGAATCGACTACTGATTCACATTTTTGATAACATTGTAGCCAAGCTCTAAAATTAGGATAGGACTTGGTCTTCATTTTCTTATTGATTCGACCGCGGCCATAGCCTGTCGTATAGGGATTTGCCCAATCCTTGAGTTCTCCTCCTCCAGCCAGATAACTTTCCCATACTACCTCTGTCACAGTATCTAACACTTCAGGACACTCGGCAATATATTCTGGCAAAGGTTTGAATGGATCTACGTCATGCCTGTACAAGATTTCCGCACGTAAGTAGTTGCCGACGCCATTGAAATAGTTCTGGTTCATGAGAGCAACTGACATTGGTTTGTTCAGTACGTTCTTGTTGATGTTCTTCATGACGTTGGCTTTGAATTCGTCGGGCTCAGTCATCACACACGGACCTCGCTTCTTGCCCCAGCCATCGGTCCAAGACCACTTTGCAAACCGTCGTACATCGACAAGACATAATAGTTTGCCGTCGTCGCGTTCGAACCAAAGATGAGTATGCTTAGGTTTATTAGATCTGTCAGTCAGCTTCCAGTGGCCTGACATGCCCATACTGGCTTTCAGCTTGCGGCTACCTATATCGAGTATCATTTCTTTGCCGCGGTGCTTAGCTTCTATAGTAAACGGCCACAGCCCAGGTCCCCAGACTTTACAGGGTACCTTAGTCTCTTTTGACTTCTCCATAGAAGTGAAAGTATAACCTTCAGTACAGTCATTGATGTACTCGGTCATGATTTTGATTTCAGCGCATTCAGGCATTTGTACTTGCGATTTTTTTAATTAGCCACATGTTAGGCTTCTTTGGTTTCTTCGGTTGGAACAATAAGTATTTAGCACCCCATATTTCGAAGACAATTGTCTTGTCCTCGAATCTTGTAAATTCACATGGTCCACTATGAAGTAGTTGCATCTCCCCTTTGCCATACCCTTCTAGGATACGGCCTTCAAAGTCCTTGTACTTCCAAGGATGGTCTTCTGTTTGCATGGCTAGCAAGAACTCTTTACGCCTCGGAAGACGAGCTTTAGGTATAGCAAAGCTCATAAGAACCCTGTCTTCGCCAGCACCACGTGGTTCGTTGGTCCACGGACGTTTCGCATCATAAGTCTCAAGTTCACCTCTTGACTCGATGCGAAGGTCCCAATGCAAGCCGGCTTTTTCAGCTCTGTGTTCTTGTATACAAATGAGGCGTTTGTGCATATAGTCTGTATTTGAATTACAAGACTAAAGTACAAAATCACATTCAGAACCCAAAGTAAATTACAGAAAAAACTAGATATCTTTTTGAACATGAATTAGTTGTTCTACTTCGTTGAATCCGTGTTTTTGGAATTGACCAATCGACATTGGCTTACAGTAAGCATAGACCATGTAGCCTTTGCCTGCATAGTTGTCTAGAATGTATTGGTGTCTAGCATTCCACAACTTGTCGTACACACCTTGGCGCCTATATGGCTCAAGTACAAATGCATCCTGAAGCTTCAGCTTATTGTCAAACTGAATCGTCAGGTTAGCCCAGCCAATAGGCATGTCGTTGTCTATCGCCATAAAGGCAATAAAGTTCTTGTCATGCTTGATTTGCATAACCTTGACAGTGTCAATGTTGACGTGGATTGTTTCCATTGTTATGAATAATAGTACCTGAGGAGAGACTCGAACTCTCACGCCGTGCGGCACTAGATCCTAAGTCTAGCGTGTCTACCAATTCCACCACTCAGGCATTTAGCTCATTCGCCAGTTGGCATGTTGTCTAACATTTCAAGCAATTCAGGCACAGTCTTAACAGAGTCGATCCAGGCCGAATCTGGCATAACTGGCCCTGTTAGTTCATGTGAGTGACCACAGCTGTGAACGACTACTTCAGGTTCAGAATTGCAAGTACAGAATGTGATAGCTACTGCTGCAGCAGCGATCAATAACGCGGTTGAAAGTTTGTTCATAATAACTCCTTGTAATTAAATTTGGTAACCCCTCTGGGACTCGAACCCAGGACCCTCTCATTAAAAGTGAGATGCTCTAACCAACTGAGCTAAGAGGTCATACTAGTGAAAAAACAACGTGGGAAAAACAGATTAGATTTCTTCTATTTTTATTCTATCCCTAGTTGTGGACCGGGATCAGGTCGCTTTTAGCATACATAAGTTAGTGTGTTATATGTGTGATAGTGCGGACCGCAGACTACATGTAGACTACGGCCCGCCGCTGCCTCACACGCGGTAGGAATGACAGGACTTGAACCTGTGACCTTGACTGTATAAGAGTCCTGCTCTAACCAACTGAGCTACATTCCCATGTTGGAAGCACCCGTGATGAACCTATTTTAGTCCATTAAGCCGTATTTTCAGCTTTAGCGAACCAATTTTAGTCCATTTGTAGAGGTGCAAGACTCGACTTAACGAGATGTCAAATGATAGGTGAGCTCAAGTGCCTGATCGTTATCAGCAGCTCTTCGATTTGTGTGTTGTTATATCGCTTATGCAAGCGATGTTCACGGCGACTAGCAGTATCCATGAACGGAGCTAATATAAGACACAAAATCGACAAACGAAAGAAAAACTGTTTCATGTCAATTATGTTTTAGGCAGCGTAGTCGGGATCGAACCGACGACCTCTGGAATCACAATCCAGTGCTCTAACCAACTGAGCTATACGCAGCATGTTAGTACGCCCGCTAGGATTCGAACCTAGGACCCACAGCTTAGAAGGCTGTTGCTCTATCCAACTGAGCTACGGGCGCATGTGTTATGCAAGAAGACCTTCAGACCATGCTTCCTCAAAAGCGTCATGGTACTCATTGTCTTCTTCAAGGGAGTCCCAGCCAGAATCAGTTAGCACATAGAAGTCAGTGCCGTTTGAGTCTTCGGCCGCTCTGAATTCCATGACAGTACCGTCTTCGAACTCCAACTTGTACTGGTTTGTAGAAGCCCAGTAAACTTCTCGCTCTTCTTGAATTTCAAATTCCATTGTGAGTTATTTTATTAGTACCGCTGACCGGACTCGAACCGGTACAAGCCGTTCGGCTTAACAGAGTTTAAGTCTGTCGTGTCTACCTGTTTCACCACAGCGGCATGTTGTTATGTGTAAAGTGTGGGACGAGGAATGGTCTTCAGGAATGCTTCTCGATCGGCTGACCATTTCTTTTCGAAGTCTGAATCGTTGCAGTACTGCTTCCAGACATAGAAGTCTTTCAGGTCTTCAAGTAAAAGATCGTAGTCCATGTTACTTGTTTTTGCAGTTCGTACACCAAGTGATGCGGAACGGAATGAGACAACTGAGAATGACGCAGGTGCCGAGCCAGTGCCAAAAAGATTGAAAGACGAATTCTAAAACTTCAACCATGATTAAAGACATTGAAGGTCGCCGAACTTACGGAAGACAGGACCAAGGTTAACTGTTGAAAGGATGCAATTAGCGTTGAGCATCAGGCAAAAGCGACGGTCACCAATCGTAGACTTAAAGGCCATGATCTGGTCACCTTGATGGTTCTCAGCTTCGACGGTTTCACCGCTGTTGAGAACTTGTCTGAATTTGAGCTTTGTCATCTGTGTGTTGTTTATTGTTACATAGCTAATCTAAGCAACAATGTTGACAACCCAAAGTAAATGACAGAAAAAACTTAGTCTAAGCTACCGTATTTCCCAGAACCCATATCTCTTGCAAATTCATCAGATGACTTAGATCTCAGGTTGACGTAGTAAAAGCCGCCGCCTGCGTATTCATCAGGAGTGTCGAACGCTCTGATCGGACCGCCGTCAATTTCCCATGAGTAGATAGGTGTACCTTTCTTTTCATTGACCTTGGTAATGTTGGTAATGGCCTTGATAAACTTGGCTTTCTCAGAAGATGTCAAAGGTTTATTCTTTAGTGAATACCTCTTAGGATTAAACACCTTGGCCTCAATCGGATATCTGAGCTCGTCCCAAGGTCCTTCAGGAAGCGATTTAATATGCTTAATGAAATCATTCAGACTGGTAGCCTGAGCTGGAATTGGATTGCCTTTGCGACTGGTCTTCTTGATAGCTTCCTTAACCAGAGACTCGTCAGACGGAGTAGTTGTTTTGGTCACCTGTAAATCAGGCTCACTACCGGGTCCGAAGATGTCATCGGCTACTGGAAAGTCGAGTTGCTCATAACCGCCGCCTTCGAACCAATCTTCAGGTTTCCCAGCGTGAGTACCCAGTTTTCTAGCTTGGCCTTTAGGTAAATAGCCAGTGTCAGGCTCACCGTCGAAATCGCCGTTTACTGTAGCTTCAGATACTCTAGGGCGCTTACCATCCAGCAGATCTTTTAGGAACTGGCTCTCTTTACGATTGTAAGTCTTGTTCCATTCTTTTTCAAATGTGGCCATATCCTTTTCACGCGCGGCTTTACGTAGTGCTTGGTTAGCCATGGCCTTCTTCCATAATTGGACCATGTAGCGACCTTTGTTTTCAGAGTCCTTTAGGTATTGCTTGACAATACTACCAGCCTTGTTAACTGCAGCACCAAGGCGATTGACGCCGTAGCCGAACAATTGAAGTGCATAGGGTAAGAGGCCCCAAATGACCGGCCACCAGGCTACAACATCGATCTCGTTTAAGCGCTCGCGCTCATTCAGCTCTTTTTTTTTACTTCTATCCACGGATTCACGCTTAAAAGGAATCTCTTCCTTGTAGTTCTTCCATGAAGCAAAGTCAGGAGCCAAATCTACTTCTTTATACACTGGCTTCCGCTTCCATGGCTGGTCGTCCAGGTCATAGATAGAGGTAGCAAACTTGGCTTTCATATCTACATAGTAGTGGCCGCCATAGTAATCAATGATGTATGCACCTTTCTTTCCCTTAAGATAGCCAGGTGTGTTGTGTAACATGACACCGGTCGCTCCAGTCGGATTAGTCTGGTAAGCTATGTACCGGACTGGCACGTCCTTGGTTAGTTGATAGTAGTT